ACCAGTTCAACAAAAGATGTTTCCACCTTCTGAAATTGGAAACTGGATGGATATTAGTAATACTGATGCGGTTGGACACGAATATAATAAAAAACCATTATTAAATCAATATACTTTAAAAATGGTTAATATACTTAAAGAAGAACATAAATCAGGCTTTCTTTTAGGTCGTAAAGAAATAAAAGAAAATGAAATATTTGAAGAACAAAATGGTTATAATCCAATTCAATCAGATAAAGAAATTCTTGAAATGGAAGAAATGCAATCTAAATTAGATTTGGAATTTAATATTGAATCTAATCTTAATTCAATATTAAATAACATAGTTTTAAATTGTGAACCATCAATCTATGAAAAATATAAAAATGAAATTGATAAATATTATATTTATAGTATGGAAGAATTTAATATAACATTTAAATTAATACCATCGTATCGCTTAATTTATAATATTCTTTCTTCGCAATCTAATTCTTCTGAACTTCTTGGATTTTTAACAAGATTAAGAAATATATATGCGCATGGTGGATTATTAGATTTAAGTGATAATGACTTGCAAGTTATATCAAATGCTTCTGTTTATTTTTTCAATGAAATTTCTAAAAATAAATCCACTACTAAGCAAAAAGACTAGAAAATAAATTCTAGTCTTACATACTTTTATCATCTAATTCAGTCCAATCTATATTGTTTCATTTGGATTGTCTTATGTTTTCATTATTCTATTAATTTGTTAATCTATGTATTCAATAGTAAATTCATCATTATTTTTAGTTACAACTATATACGAGCAATCATAATTATATCTATCTACTTCCAATTTGATATTATCTTTATTAATTTCTTTAGAAATAATATCTTCTATCATAACTCCTTTATTGTTAATATATAATGTTCCTTCATCTATATAAATATTCCAACCATTTGATTCCAAATCATCATATAATTCAATATCTCTATCTCTTGGATAAACCGACTTGAACATTCCACGCCCTAAATTATAATATATCAAGGTTTTTACTTCTTCTAATTTACTTGCTTCTATTATTTTATAATCAAAACATATTTCATTATATTGAAGTCCTCGTTTATCTAATATTTGTTTAACTCCAACAGTATCGCTAGATACATATGGAAAATATTCTACATTATTATTTTTAACACTTTTATTTAATAATTCGCATAATTTTATACTATATTTCTCATTTATTTTAATTTGTTCTTTCCAATCTATACTCATATTATTTACACTCCATTTCACTAATATACTCATCAACAAAAGCAAATACTCTTGAATATTTTTCTACAGGAACATCTTCCCATTTAATAACTTTAAATTCTTTAAATACTGATTTCTTAACCTTTTGAAATATAGGATTATTAGCCATTATATGATATCCTAATTTTTCACTTAGTATTTCCTTGATAGTCTTTACTATTCTAGTTGTATTTACTGAATGGAATCCAATTAAATCTTTTAAATTTTCTCTGTCTGAATCGTATATTACTGATTGATTATGTAGCATTTCAATACTTTGATCTATTTTATCTTGTGATTGCAATACTAACTTACCCATCTCGTTAGTTATTAATGGAATTATATTAGTAATTGTAGCTTGTACTAAATCTACTAGATTGTTATTTACATTTGGTGTAGTAATTGAATATGTACCATTCTTTCTTAATGAAGGTAAAACCTCATCAGTTACCCAATCTTGAAATTTTTCAGCTTCTTCTTTTTTAGATTTAAATATTAGCTTATACACTCCACTCTCAGTTAAGAATTTCTCTCCAGCATTGTTTAATTTTCGGATTTGCACATCATGCATATCTGAATTAGTTAGCTTTATTACTTGCTTTTCATTAAAATTTCTCATACTACTATTAACATCAGTAATGTCTAAACACTTAGCAACATCTTTTGGATTAAATAAAACTCTCCCTTCGTATTCAAATACTTCAACTTCTTTGTTTTCAAAAATCATAATCCTCTTGTCCATTTCTTTCTCTCCTTTAATATATTAATTTATTTTGTAAAAGTTATTAATTCCCTTTACAAGATTAATATTACACCTAGGAAAGATTAAAGTCAATACTTATTTCTATTAATTTGTTTAAGTAATTTTTATACACTATATATTGTGTTTATAAATAAATATAACCACAATATATAGATAAAAGTCTTGTTAAAATCTGTGTTTTGAATTATGTTCGTTCTATTAATTTATTATACCATATCGTATTTTGAACGTAAAAATGACATCATTTCATTTATAAACTTTCCTGTACTTTCCCATTCTTCATTGACCGTTCCTACTGCATCTTTACCCATTTCAAGTGCGAAATGCTCAGAGACTTCATCAAGTGTCATGTAGTCTCCAACAGATATTCCCATTTCAGATTCATCATACCAAGCTGGATTTGCATGTACTGTATCATGGTCTATGTATATTTCAATATAAAACTCACTATTTTTATTTTGTACTGGCGATACTTTGCATGAATTTAGTAACATGTCAGTTCTTTCATAAACTTTTGGTTCATAATTATAGATATTCTCTAAGAAATATAATCTAATATCTTGTTGTACTTTAACTGCTATTTCTTCTAATTCTCGAAGAGTATCTCTTTGTAACTGTGCATAAAATTCTTCAATACTTCCATAATCCATTATCTGCACTCCTTTTATATTAATTTATTTAAATACTCAAGAATAGACACCCGAAAGTGCCTACTATCAATATTTAATTTTAATTTCTATAACTTATTATGCTATAGTAGTAGTTGACACATTTGAAGTACCTTCATGAGTTCCTCCAGTAACAACTAATTTAAAGTTGTAAGAGCTACTTGAAGTCAATCCTTTAACTAATGCACTAGTTGAAGTTGCAGTTATTGCACCTCCATTTAAATACACACCAGTAGTTCCACTAGTAGCTACTGTAGAATATGTACTATCTGTACTTAACTTGTACATCAAATCAATATTTGTAGCTGATGTTGGTGCGGTAAATGTTAAACTAGCTTGTCCTGCTATTAAACTACTTCCAGCTAAATCTGTAATTGGTGTTACTACTGCAACAATCGGTGCTTTTTCCTTTAAAGTGAAGAAAAGTGGATCTCCATTCTCATCTTTTAATATAGAATCAGCCATAACTTTCATTGAAATATCAAATTTAGATGGATTCGAAGCATCAAATGTAATTGTTATAGAATTTTCTGCCAATACATTAGGAATAACAAGCTGTTTAAAACTCATAGTTCCATCTACTCTATTTTTACATAATACATTAGCGACTAACTTTCTTGCTCCATTTAAACTTCCTTTTCCACTTACATTAAATGAATATACAGTACCTATTGGCATTGACTCAATATAGTTAGCTTCAACTATACTAGTATTTGCAACTAAATCTGTATCAGTTATTGTAAATTTCTTTTTATCTGTTCCATCTTGTACTGCTACAAGTTCTTTTTGTAATTCTCCGTCTCTAGTTAATAAATGGAAATTAGTTACTGAATTTAATAATGGTTCAGAAACTAATGTAATTACCATAGAACCATCTGTTGTTACTGTAAATGTTTCTGATTTATCATAAGTCCCATTTTCAGTATTTAATTTCATACCATTGCTACCTAAAGCTTCTGCTAATTGTGCAAATGATATTGTCTCTGTTGACATTTTATAAGTTCCTTGTGGGTCAACTGACCACGCCATTACATCTAAACCTTGTTCTTTTGCTGTTTTTTGAGTTGATTTGTATTCCAAACTACAAGTATTAGCTTGTGGTATTTTTAATATTAATTTACCTGAACTTTTATCAAAAAGTTTTACTTCACTTGCATTTAGTATACCAAATCTTTCCATTATATTTGACATTTATAAATTCCTCCTTTTAATTTGTGTAATTTTTATATAATAAAAAAGTCTTTATATTATAAAGACTTAATCATTCATTTTATTGTTTTCCATATCATTAGGTAATTTAACTTTAACTTTTCGCAACCAATCTAAATCAGGTACTTTTTCAAAATTATAATTACCAGATGTATATTGAGATTTAACTATTTCAATATTTTCTTTAGCAAACATTGAATTAAATTGATAAAATAATTGCCAAATAGTTAAATCTTGTATGTTTTTATAATTATATTTTGTATTTTCATTAATACAAATAGAACCAATAACATCAGATATAGTCAATTGATTTTCTTTTTCTTCTTTCTTTTCTTCTTCTAAATATAACTTAATTTGTTCCTCATACATTCTTTGAACTTCTGGGTCTGCATAATACAATTTTTTAACATTATTATCTTTATCAATCTCAATGATGCTATTACAAGTAATAATTCTAATAAGTTCACTAAATTCACCAAAGTTATTATTATCTAGCTGAAATATAGGAATCTTACATATTTCCCCATTAACATCTTTAAAATCATAAACTATAATAGCATCAATGTTATCAGATACTCCAATTCTATTAAAATCTTTAATATCTAAAAAAAAAGCTAATGATTGAATTAATAACATAATTATTGACTCTGAAATATTAAAATCTGATTTACTGTTTAATATTTCTTCTTGAATTATCATTGATTCAAATAATGACTTATTATTTATTTTATCTTTTATTTCATCATATATTTGTAAATGTTCTTTTTGTATTCTAAATATATAAGTCATACTAAGATATGGTAATAATCCAATATCGTCTATATCTTCTATTTTAGGTTGTTTAACTTTAATTCGTTGATTATTATTATCTTGAAATATAATTGATAAACCTCTAATTAGTTGATACTTAAGTGAATCACTATTCATTAGTATCATCACCTCTTATTTGTTTTTGAATATTTTTATTATTTAAATAATCATAACTAAAATCATTAGCTGTATACATTAACATCATACCGTCATTTTCCTCGTTAAGACTTAAATCACGATATTTTTCTTTATTTGTTTTACCTAGTCCAGTTATATTAGCTTGATTAAATTCATCATCAAAAATTTTGGCTATACAATTTATACGATTTAAACCATTCTCTAACTCTTGTATATTAGTACCTTTTGTTATAATTCTTACAATTACAAATATATCTCTAAAAGTTAAAGAATTGCCTTTTGGCGCTGAATGAAAAGTTATTAAAATGCAAACTTGTTCTCCACTTTGAACGATATCATTCTTACGTCTAAATAATAAACAACCATGTTCTGAATTTGATGATGGTTTAAATATATCCCAAGGATTATCTGGATATTGGCAAATATCTTCATCTAAAGGGTTACTATTAGAAAACCATATTAAACGAAACAAATCATCATTATCTATAATGAAATTTTTTATATACTTTTTAAATAAATCAAAATCATCTAATTCTTTCAAATCATCAATATTCACTAACCATCACCTCCCAAATACTCTCTCATACTATCGAATACTTCAATTTTCACGCCTATAAAACCCCATAAAATTGTACTTTTATTAACTGTTTTTTCTATTAATTTATTATTGTTATATCCCCTTATTTTATAAGAAGACGTTAATACACCTAATTTCATATCATCACTTCTTTCTATATTTTATTTTTACATAACAAAAAGACACCTTATATAAAGATGTCTCACTTATTATATTGCTTGTTTTAAATTTTCTTCATTTTTCCTTCTATCATATTCTTCTTGTGTTAAATAATTAAATTCATAACCTTTATGATGCTTTTGTTTTTCTTGGCAGACTAAAGTAATATTACTTCTAATTAATTTTACTTTAAAAAGTTCTATGCTTTGTCTTTCTAATTCACTAGCTGAGGGGAATAAACCTAGACTAATTCCATCTTTAAATATTTCTACTGGTTTTGAATAATTTTTCTTATTTCTTATTACACTGTTTTTATAATTTTGATTTATTTCTTCATTTTTATTATAGTGACACCAGCCCAATTCATTACCAGATTCTAACCATTTTTGAATTGAAAGCCTACAATATCCTCCCATTAATTTACCTATTTCAGTAGTAGTCATCTTAGGATTTTGTTTTTTAAGTTCACAAGCTTTTTTTACTAAGTTAGACAAAGCAAATTCATAGCATTTTATCCAATTAATTTTACTTAAATCAAATAATTCATTTAATATTTTATCATTCAATATATTTTTTCTTAGCAAATTTAAATCAGCTTTTCTGTAATCAATAATAATATAGTTTTCTTCTTTTGTGTCATTTTTTAATGCTAGTTCTTTTTTGTTTTTATCATTCTCTACCTGTTCATCCAAATTCATTTCAAAATTAGTATTTTCTTCGTAATGTTGTTGTCCATTTACTTCTATTATATAATTTTCTTTATTACCTAACTGAAAATAAAAATCATATCTATAATTATTACACCACGATTGTTCTCTTTTTGATAATTGAGTTATAAATTTTATACCTATTTGTTCTAATAAACTAAAAACATATTTTTCCCCTTTTGAAATATTATCACTACAAGAACACCCTATTGAATGTGATTTGTAAATATAACCAATATTAGTTTTCTTTTTTTTAACTCTTCCACAATCAGGACAGATAGGATAGATATAACCTTTTGGATTATCAGGGTTTCCACTTCCCCATTTTGTATACTTCTTAGCCTCATCATAACCATCTTGAAAATATTTAACTATACAAGGTGATATTGTAGCTACATCATTAATACCTTCTATAAGTGTTTTCCCAGAACAACATGAACATCCTCGTTTTTCTTTTCTTAATAAATCTCCTTCTGTCATCCACCCTTCATTCCAACTACAAACGTTACAAGTGTATTTGTACCATTTATCATTGCACAAAGAACCATCTTTTTTATATCTAATTCTAATTTCTTTATCAGTTACAGTTATATCTCTTTTGTTATCTTTAAAAGTTTGTCCAATTTCTATTTTGAATTCTGATGTGATTTTTCCTATAATTCTTCCTATATTACAGTTTGACATTTGATTAGTATTTATCTCTGATTCAAATTTGTTGTATTTTACTTTTAATATTCTTTTATCTTTTTTATAACTAATAATTTCAATCCACCCTATAATATTTTCGTATATAAAATACACATTATATCCAATTGAATTTATCCAATCAATAACTAATTTATTTTTATTTCCACCGACTCCATACTTCCTAGGTAAACATTCTAAAAAAGTTTTTCTACACTTACCACTTTTAATTAATTCCTTATTCTCTTCTTTCCACTGTTTAATAAATTCTAAATATTCCTTTTCATTCATATGTATTATCTCCTTCATGTTATAATTTATTTTCATGTGTATTTTATAAAAGAAAGAAAGGCACATGAAAAACCCTGTCCTTAGTATAAGTTTCGAACCTTATACTAAGTAATCTTCCTAAATTTATATTAACATCTTTAACAAAGATTGTCAATATCTTTTTTAATTTACATTAATTTATTTATATACTAATGTAAAGACACTAGAAATAATCCTAATGTCTTTATAATTAACATACAATTTTACATCCCTTTTAGTGTTATTGTTTGACTATTTAATATTTTTTCTCCTGTGTTTTTATCAATTATAGTTATAGTAAATGTTTTTAATACATTTATATTGAGATTTCTAATTGTAAAACTAGAGTCTGTTTTTTTAACAATTGATATGTTTTGTTTATTTAACAAATCTTGACCAAATGAATCTAATTGATATTCAATTATTAAATTATTTTGAATTACGCCATTTTCATATTTTATAGCTGAAATTGTACTACCTTCTTTTGTTCTATATACGTATCCATTACTTGTTTTGATTTCATAATTTACTTGACTAACAATACTAGATACTACTTCAAAATTCACAATAAATTCTCTAACTTCATCAGTGAGATTTAATTTAATTTTAAAACTTCCAGTTCCAATATCAACTCCAGTAATAGTTATTTTACCATCATTAGATTTAATAATTGAAATCAAGTTACTTGTATTTTCTATATTTATTAAATTATTATCAATAGGATTACCATTATCTAAAAATGAATAAACTAAACCACAATCACTACCCTTAGTAACACTTAACGAATTTGTACAGGTAGTATCATAGTTATGTTTGATTTCCCATTTGTTGGCTATTTCATTATCCACATCATCAATTTCAGTATTGATACTATCTTGACCAAGTAATATAGACAATAAACCCACATCGCTTACAAAGTCAGTTTGAGTTACTTTCCAAGCATTTGCATTAAATATAAATCTTTGTCCAACTTTAATATTTTGAGTTTTAGAATTATATGGTAAAGTAATTACATATCTACTATCCCCTTCGGTAATGCCTGCTACAATCGTTGAAATTCCTAATGTGTATTTAGTTTGATTACTTATAATAACTTGTGTATCATATAAATTTCCTTTATACACCCACTTCAATAAATGATTGCATTCCTTAAATACACCTTCATCATATCCATGTTTCTTTTCTATCTTTGAAGTTATTATATAATCACGTAACTCATCAGTATCATTTACTTTAAATTTTAAATAGTCTCCACATTTAATCTGATTAGGATATACCTGTACAGTTTCTTCCATTTCAGTATCAGCAGTTTGATGTCTTTTCACATCAATTACGCCTCTTATTAAAGTATCTGAATTATTGATATATACATCTTTACCATCAATTGTATTGACCATTATAGAGAATCTAGTAACTACATTAGGTCTAGCAATATTATAATCAGTTGTCATTTCAGATTGTAATTGGGATTTTCTATCATCAAAGCCTTTAGAACCATTTATAGTTCTGCAATAATTTATTATGTTACCTATATCACTCATATAACGACCTTGGCTTCCCTGTAGTTCTATTAACTGAATTACATTTATCAATTTTTAATTGCATTTTGTCTTCTGTGTCAGTTAATATTTCTAAATAGGTTCGTCTTTCATCCGCTGGACTCCATGCTTTAATATCAGTTCCAAGATATTTTTGAAATTCTGCTAATCTTAATATTGGTTCTCTCATATATATAACTTTCATCATATCTGAGATAGTATCAGTCTCTATTCTTGTTAATTCATCATCAAAACATTCTAAGGTATCATCTCTGCTAGATAGAACTAATTGGTCTAATTGTGGTTCAATCTCATCACAAGCAGAATCTAATAATTCTAAAGAACGTTCGTTCACTATAATTTCTACTTCTGATTCGGTTAAACCGTTATATAAAAAGAATTTTACATCTTGCTTTATCTTTTTTATGAATTTTGCTATTACATATTGATAGGGTGTTTTTACCATACTCTCTTCTCCTTTCAAATATAAAAAAAGATAGAGATTTTTTACCCTATCTTTACTTTGTTAATTTTGGTTTTTGAACTTTCGCTTTTGGTTCTATTATTTCTTCGCTAATAATTTCCTTATTTTCTGGAACTACTGCTATTTCAATATTTTCTTCTTTTATTGGTATATATATTTTACTTTTTGGGATTGGTAAAGTACTTTTTGTAATCTTATGATTTAATTCATATTCTCTACCGTCTATATATTCTCTTACTCTATTACTTATATCATATTCATTATCATTAGTAAGTTTAACTAACATTCTTCTAAAATTATCTATAGTATCTTTACTTGTTATATGTACTATTTTTATCATTTTTTCATCGTTAGGGTCTAGTATTATATCTTCAATCATTTTTCTAGTGAAATAGTTATCGTTATTTATATCTATTCTTAATTCTTTAAATAACCCTTCTTTTACATCCTCAGCAAATTCTAAAGTACCATTTCTGAATGCTTCTGATTTTTGATTTATTGATCTTATATCATTAAATGTTACAAAGTCAAACCCTGCTTCATTCTCTGTTTGACCACTAATCTTATATCCTAATCCATCCATACTAGGTAAATATTTAGGATAATCATAATAATTCAATACTTCAAATTCTTCTTTTTTATTAATCATTGTATATCTCTCCTTAAATTTAAAGGGAAGAATAATTCCTCCCTTTTTTTATTTTAATTTATTATTTTACTTTAATTTTTGAAACTTTTTCTAATTTATCTATTGCATAAATGAATTCATATCCAGTAAATTTCAATCTGATTACTTCTTTAGCATTGTCTGGAGTTTGTAGGACTCTTAAAGATCCTCTCATATCACATTGACCAATTTTGTCTGAGAAACCATAGATTGTTTTTGCTGGAATTAAAGTGCTTCCATCTGCAAGTAATTTACCAGCAGAAATAGAAGCTAATGGAACACTGTTATATACACTAAGTACACCAGAACCCATGTTTAAAGCATCCTTCATAGTATAAGATAAGAAGTCTGTATATCCTGGCATATTCTTGATATCTCTTAAATCAGTTGACAAACCAGTAATTAATTGTTGACCTGTAAATGAATGGTCTGTTACATAACCTGCAAAATCATCCATTAATTGAACTGTTAATCCACCAGTTGCATCAAATACATTTGAACCTGATACTAACAATGTATTAAGGTTAGTAAATATTGATTGGAACTTTTTATTTTGTAATGATTCAATTGCATAAAGAGTTAATTGTGCAATTGTCATAGCACCATTTCTTCTTAGTTCATCATATCTTAATTCAGTTTCTATTTGTAAGTTTGTATGTACCATTGAATATCTACTGAAATCTACATAAGACTTATCAACAGAACCGCCTCTTTCAGAAACTTCATGTGCTAATAGATTATTTTTATAAGTTCCGATTGAATTATAATCATCAAATTCTCCAATTGAACCTTGATTAAACATTGTATCTAATAATTGTGATGGTTCATCATAAATTTGTTCTTGAACAACTCTTTGTAGATAATCAGATAATGCTACATTAGTTGTTCCACTATTTGCAATTTCTAATGCCCACTTATTCATTGATTCGGAAATTATAATTTGGTCTGGTGAAAGTTCCTTTTTCCCTACTACTTTTTCTGCCCATTCATACATAGTACCTCTTTCTTTTACGTGATTACTTAATTCTATATTCATCATTATTTCCTCGCTTTCATAATTTTAATTTATTTTTGTTAATATTGTTTTTAATTTATTAAGCTAATTTTACTGTAGCATCTATTTCAAATCCAGCTAATGTATGTCCGTTATCTGGAATTAATCCTAGAAATTTAATTATTGTAACTGCATTTAAAGGTGAAGCTACTAATTTACCAGCAGTTATAGTTAAATAACTACCAATTGCCAATACTGAATTTACTGTTGAATCGTACATTGATGTTGCCCATCTACCTTCTAAATCATTTAAATATCCTCTTTCACCAGCTAAAATTGTATCTTGATCGGCGTCATAAGGTGATATTGCAAAATTTTGTGCAACTGATACTGTTAATTTAGTTCCTCTATCTACGATTTTAACGCCTGCGATACCTGTTGCAAGTGCTAATGTTTTTGTTGCTTCATCAGCAGTAACAAAAGACCCCCTTACCATATCAACTGAAGCTTTATTTTGACCATTACTTGCACCATTTCCGTTTGTTTGTAAATTTCTTAACATAATTTATTTCCTCGCTTTCATAATTTTAATTTTTTAATATTATTTTTTACAATAAAAAAGAAGCTATATCTCAAACCTCTTAGTTTTAACTTATTTCCAATTCATTTCTGAAAAGTTAAGTTCATTACTATCATCATTTACTGAACTTAAAACAACCTCAACTTTTTGTTCTTTTACTATTTCTGAAACTTCAACTTGTGGTTTTCCAGCTTTTGCTTTTGCAATTACCTTTTGAGCTATAAATATTTCTATTTTAGAATTATCCATAGTATCAATAGCTTCTTTTACTTCTGCAATTTCCAAATCTTTTTCAGAAATTAATTTAGTTCCTAAATATTCATTTTTAAATGCTTCTTTCTTTTCAGCTATTTCTAAAGCTTCTTTTTCTGCATTTATTTTATCTAATTCTTCTTTAAAAGGTTTTAATTCAGAAAGTTCCAATTCTTTAGTTTGAAGTAATTCATCTTTTTCAGCAATTACAGTTTCCTTTTCGGAAATATTTTTACCTAGATCTACTATAGAACTAATCTTTGAAGATAATTCAGTTTTTTGTGTTTCTATTGTTTTTTTTAACTCTGACATTTCTTCATCCTTTTTCTTACATGTTGAGTTAGCTTCATCTAATTCCTTAGTTGCTTTCTCTTTAGCTAGTGTTGATTCACAACATTGCATATTATATGTTGATTGTGGCATAAATACCATAGCAACACATGTGCCATCACCTAAAGTAACTGTTCCATCTTCATTAATTGTATATGAAATTTGAATATAATTTTCTTCCAAATCACCATATTGATGAATTAATATCTCTTGTTCTACTGGATGAATTATTACTGTATCTGGGTCATATTCACTATCCCATAATGCATTATAAATAGCTTGATAAACATCCCCAATAGTTAAAGATGAATTTTCTATTTGTTTACTTTTCTTTTTATTTGCCATTTTTTTATTTCCTCCTTCATTACATTGCGAATTTTCATTGTTTAATTTATTATCAACTGAATTTTCGTCAGTTTGATTACTTATAATTGTATTAGTAAATTGTTCTATATTAGGTTCGTTAATTTTATTAGCCACTTCTATTTTGTTATTATCTTCAATGATTGCATTAGATAATTGGATTTCTTGGTCTTCTTCTGCTACTTCAAGCAATCCAGCATCGCCATAAGCAGGACAAATATTACTTCCCAATAAACAATTTGAAAGCCAATTTAAACCCTTTATCCATTTAATACCTTCATCCATATAATATTCTGAGTATGCAATTTCCCAACTTGTATGTAAGGATTCTCCTAATCTATTAATTACTGAAATAACATTTTCATATCTAGCCCAAATTGTAGCTATAGCAACAATACACCTTTTAGTTATTCCATCAATTTCAATATTTTCTACTGAAACTTCTGTATGATAACCAACCGATTGAGTATCAAAAACATATTTTTTAACTAAATTTCCATTTTCGTCTTTTACATATGTTAGTTTTGCCTCATGACTGCCAAAATCCAATGTTCCATTTCTATCAATTACTTTGCATTGAACTGGTCTTGTAGCTAGTCCTAATAATTCATCTTGTGATAAGTCAGATTCACGAAGTCCTACTCCGTTTAAATTTGATTCATCAAGTGGACATATTAAAAATTTACCTATTAAATCCCCGTTGTCATTTGAGGAAAGTGCTAATAATTCTCCATTTAAAATCAATTTATTATCTTCCATTTATTCTCCTCACCTCCCTTCAAATATATTTATTTATTATAATTGACCATCTTTTAATGCTTTATCATTTGCATTTTTATCTAGGTTGGTATTTTTAATTGAACCATTTGTATTAGTTGTTGTGTCTATAGTATTAGTACCAGTTATATCACCCTTTTCACTATCGCTTGAAGTATATGAAGTAATATGTGGGCTAAAGACATTTTCTATATCATCAGCGTTTTCAGCTTTTCGTCTTTCGACCTCAGTATTATAATCCATACCTAACATCTCAAAGATAGTAGAATAAGACATACCCATTTTTGAAAATAAAATTTCAACTAACTTCAGTTTTGCATCATCTGATAATAGTTCAGATTTTTCAATATTAATTACTGGGATATAGTTAGAATCGATTCCATTCTCTTGACAAATAACTTTAATATATTTATTTAATGTATTCTCAAACTGATAAACTACTTTATTAACTGTTTTTAATAATTCATCAACTGAAACTTGCACAGTATTAAAAGATGACTTAGCTTCATTACTTAAAAATGATATTCCTAAACTATTTAATACTTGATTTTTATATCTTGCTATAACTTCTTGACTAACTAATTCAGCTTTAGGTTCTATTATTTGTAAATCCTCAATATAAGCAGGAGATGTGTATATTACAATCTTTTGACTCATAGCTTTAACTAATTCATCTTGAGCAAATTTCAATTCTGCAAAGTTTTTTGTTTTATCACCATTAGTTCCTAATATTTCTTTTCTAGTCTTTTGATAGAATATCTTCTTTGACCTAGCTAGTATATTTTCCCTATCTATATTATCTATAGTTTCAAGCATAAGTAACGCATTTAAAGCCTTAAATATAGGTGACACTCCATATATACCATCTAACTCATTTATTCTATGTATGCCAGTTCTTTGAGGATTTAATATTGCCCATTTATAATTATTGATATATGCGTCATATACTTCTGGTGGATAATTTTTTTGTATTTCATCTTCTATTTTATCTGAAAAATTAATAAAGCTAGATTTTATTGTCTTATATTTCGATTGAGTAGTTGCTAACGAACTTCTTAATTTTATCATATCCATATATATAACAGGTTCTCCATCAATGGTATAATCAGTAAAATCAACTAATCCTAATGGATATGTAGATATTCCGTATGTACCATCATTATTACTTCTCAAATAAGTAAAATATGTTCCTTGCGTAAATGTTGACATTCCTTCTTTTCTTATTTGAAGTTTTAAATCTACATTGTCAATGAAATTACTCAATATAGTATCAACTTTATCTTTTAATTTATTTTTCTTTTTTACATTATCAGGTAATTTAGGATACGATATCTTATAATTTGTATTTACATTATTTTCTATAGTTCCAATAACAATACCAACTAAATCATTTTTATTAGCATAATACTTAATCAAACTATTTATTTTCAATACTTTGTCAATATTATTTTGTGTCCCTCGTGCTAACATATTTAAATCTTCTATTGATGTACTATAGCAATGATTTTCATTTTGAACTATCTTATTTATTAGATGTTGATTTGTACTAAAATTATAAGATGCTTGTTCAAAATCTAATTCATCACCAGTTTTTACATGAGTTGATGCAAACGCAGTATATTCTTTATTTTCATTTGGAACTAGAGTTATTGGTTGTGAAGCATCTAATATTTCATTCGCTACTTCTACTGAAATTATTGTCTTTTCTTTCTTTGTAGGCAAATCGCTTTCACCTCCTTTTTATTTTTTATTTTAATTTGTTTAGATGTTAGTGTCGTTTTATTAATTAGTTTTAGAACGTGTATGAGGTTACAAATGATGGGGCGTCTGACCAAGATTCTTCACTATCTTTTTCTTGTAAATCCAATTCCCATTGTTTGATTAAATAATTTCCCATTGCTAATGAAATATATCTATCTTTTGTTGCTGAGGCTGTAGGTTCTTCAAGTGCTAAACAACCTTTACTTATAGTTTGATTTAAACCTACCATTTCATTTATCAATAAATCTGTTTGTACATAAACAAGTTCATATAATACTTGTTGTTCAAGTCCAATATCTTTTTTATTATAAAATGGTTTAGTATCTAAATAGTCTCTCGCTTGAACAGCATTAATTAATAGTTTTAATTTCTTCCTATCTAATGCATCTTTCATAGCATAATGCATTTGTTCATTAATTTTTGATTGACCTTTATAACTAAATAATACAGGCAAAGCATCTTTATTTTTAATTCTTTTAGCAACATCTTCATCATTAAAGCATTTAAATGGAGGGTATTCTTTATCTCTTTCTTCTGAATAAGTTATTTTACCTAATTCATCTGCTATTGATAATCCTGCATTCTGAGTATCTAATACTAATATATCTGCATCAAAATCATAAAATATTTCTTTGATTCTTGTTGCTTGTACTGTTGTATTATCTCCTTTGAAAGCTTCAATATATGGTATTTGTCTTTCATAGATATCTCCGCTCGGCAAAGCTCTAATACAGGTTATAACTGTATTATCATTTTTATCATTATTAACCATAGCTATATCAACCGAAATTAATCTTTTTTCACCATTTTGTTTAGGTATGTCATGTGGATTTTTCTTCTTTTCTAATACGTCTTGAGTAGTTCTTGGATAAAAGGCTTTTTTCATACTTTGTGCATTATTCATTAAATCAAACGAATAGAAAGCATCTTCTCCTTGACCAACCATTGTGTTTTCATACTCCATTGCATACGCAACCGTTCCTAATTTTTTCTTTTCTTTAATTAATTGTTTTCTTGTACGTATATTATGTTTTAATGTAATAGAATAATCAAATGCTAAAAAGAGAGCTTCTGATTTTTTATACATATCAGTTACTGATAATTTTATCATTTTAGACATCCAATGTTGTGCAAAATATGCTGAACTTATATATATTTCAGTAGGTTCTTCTTTTAAATGTTCATATTCTGGATTATTCAAATATGGTACTTGACGTATAATTAAAAATGGTGATAATACAAAATCTATAATATCTTTTTTAATCATCCGAAATTCTTCATATACCAAGCAAGTAGCCCTGTATCCTCTCGCATTATCTGTTGCAGGAACAACAACTATTGAACTTCCATTAACAAACATTACCTCAGTTTCATTACCACTTGTTTTAATTTGTTTAATTTCCCTCCTTAAATTAGGAGACTTTGGCATTAATTCTTTAACTATTTTTTCAGTTACAATTAAAGATGCTTGTTTTTTTGTGGCTGATGCTATAACAATTAATGAATTTGGATAAAGTATCGCTTTTATACATGCAAAAATAGCTATAATATATGATTTTGCAGAAGCTCTACATGCAACTATTACTACTAATGGGCATATATTCATTAGGTATAATGCTATAGCTTGATATAAATGTAAATCTAGTTGTAAATAATGTTGAACAGCTCTATGTAAATTACGTCTATAGAATGTAATCCAATCTATTAGCCTTTCTGTATAATCAAAAGTTTTTTCTTGTTTCTTTTCTTGTTGTCTAGGTTTTTCATGTATATTGGTTTTTTTTGCATTATTTTGTCTTGCTGTTTTAAAGTTGTTAGCCATTATTAATCTTCACCACCAACTTTGAAGTCATCTTCTATTGAGAACTCTCCATCATATTCTTTAGTTTTCATTAATAAATTTTTAATAGGTCTGAATACAAACCTATTTAAGTAATCAATTAAACTATCATAGTCTTTATATAATTTTTTGTCTGCAAAATATTCTGCTGGTCTATACTTTTCAATGTCTTTAGTCCAAACTCCAAGTCCTTTTGTATTTTCATCGTCCATTGAAGCATTAGCATCTCTAGGAGTAACATTACCTGCTGACATTAATTTAAGATAAGTTTCTTCTAATTTATCAGTATTACTATTCTTCTCAACTGCTTTCATTATTTGAAATTCTTTGATAGCAAGAAGTTTAAAAGTTTTTTGTTCTGATAATGTGTCACTCTTATATTTTCCAACCCATTCATTATATGTGTTTTCTAGCCATATATAATCATCATCATTATATCCATTGCCCCACTTAATGAGTATATCTTTACTAAGTCCTCGTTCTTCATTTGAGTCTTCTATCTGTGCCACAACATTTACATCATCACTAGAATCGAAATCGTCCCCAGCACCATTTTTCCCACCAAGACTATTTAACTTGGTCATATATATTTGCCATACATTTGTTGTTTTCCCGTTCTGAATTTCTTGTAAAACAGCATTATAACTACCTAGATTAAAGCATATACTTACTGCTCTACACATGTAATATAAAGCTAATTTATAATCTTGATACTTGCTATAATACTTATCGTATAAATCTCCTAAACATGTTTTACAAATAGGTAAATGAGAATTGGCTTTATATATAAATGATTTACTTATATAAAAGTTTCTCTCACTAGATTCTTGTCCACAACAAGTACATGTTAATTTATTTTTTACTGCATTTGCCATTTTCTCATTTCTCCTTTGATTGATTTTTTACATAATAAAAAAGCCACTAAATTAATTAGCGACTTTTAAATCTTTATCTGTTTTACTTTCAATATATTCTTCTAACTGTTCTTTATTATTGTGCAACGTTCCGTAAGTATTATGAAAACTTCCTTCTTGATTTGGATTATGACATTGCTTACATAAAGTCATTCCATTTTCAACATCAAATCTTTTATCTTCATAGTCTGCAAAATTATCTATGTGATGAGCTTCATTATTATGTGTTTTCTCACCACAACATTGACAAGTATAATTATCTCTTTCAAAAACTTGTTTTCTCCAATTTTTATATTCCTCAGTATTCATTATTCTGCTTTTTTCTGAAGTAATCCCACCTTGCCAATTAGGATTAAGATTACCATATCTTTTAGATTCATACATTGGATTATTTCTTCCTTTAAAAATTCCATCTATTTTTCTAATATTAGATATCTTAATTCTGCCCTCACAACTCATAATTCTACATCTATTAAAAGTCTCTTTATTTTTCTTTAATCCTAATTTCGAAGATTTATCTGTTAGATGTTTTATTTTTCTATTTGGAAAATATTCTTTAATAATATCTTCATTTATCATATTGGAATAAACTTTTTTAATAACTCCACATCTTTATCTGTCCAATCAATCGCATTTGAAATCTCAAAGTTCTCACCTTTACATTCCTTGCAAATATTTCTAAACCCATCTGTACACGTATTGTCTTTTGGAAAATATTTTAATTCCAAAGGTAAATATCTTCTACAACACTTACATAATTTATATTTTATTCCACCTTCTATTTTATATAATTCATCGTTTGAAATATTTTCATAGTCGTTTTGTTTTTTAACTCCCATATCATTAGCCTTATGTCTTATTCCCTTCCAAGTCCTATTATTAAATTTATTCATTAATTCTTCTTTCGATAAATATATGTAATTTTCTTTTAAAAATTCTTCATCTTCTATTGTCCAAAATTGACCTTTCCCCATAATATTTATTACCTCCGATTGCATTTAATTTATTCCGATTTATTATTTAGAATATAGGAAATGAGTTTCGGAACACTCACTTATTAATAAGACTCATGACTTTCTTATCTATCCTATATCACAATTATACTCCATAGAGTATTCACTGTCAATATTTTAATTTTAATTTATTTATCTTTAGCAACTTACCAAAAAAATAAGTTCCATTAAAATAAATAACATATAAATATCAAAAAACAACTAAGTAAACCTAAATCTACTTAGTCAAATAATCCAATTTACCTATACTGTGGTAGTTGTATTAGCCACACTAACATTATATTTACCAGCCTTTAACTCTTCAATTAAAGAATTCAAACTATTAACAACCTCAGCAATATCAGTAGTTTTAGCATATCCACTTAAATCAACCACAGGTATTAAAGCTTTTACTTCTTCTATTTTACTATCTATATAAGTATTATCTGTTACTCCTGTACTAGAAACTCCAGATAAAGATTTCACCTTTTCTTTTAATTCTGAAAAGGCTTCATCTAAAATAGAACCATCGGTTAATTGTATTCCATTTGCTAATTTCATATTATATTTTCCTCCTTGATATTTTTAATTTATTTAAAATTCTATAGATTCACTTTTTGTTTTAAAATACCTCCTTAAGTTGCTTTAAAACTACTCTTTTATTCGATTATTATTCTATTAATTTATTCTTCTTCACAATAAAATCCGTCTTGAAATCCAATCTCATAAGCTTCTCTTACAATATCTTTAATTTCACAATGTGGACAAAAATCTTCATCCTCCATATTCTCATTTAAACTTTCAATTAAATCTTGTGTTAATTCCTCATACAAATCATCTAACTCATCTTCTTCATCGGAATATTCCTTTTCAGTTAAAGTTACTATTGGGCAATCAATGTATTCTTTTAATTCATCAGAATCAATTAAATCTTCTTCAATAAATACTACATCTTGACCTTCAATGATTTTTAAATTATCATAACCATAAGCACTTTCTAAACTATAATGTTCTTTATTGTCCCAATATGATTTAGAAATTAGTAATATATCAGTATTGTACAACTCTTCAAATTCCTTAAAACTGAATGTATCATATTCATTAAATTTATAACCTAAAGTTTCCATTCTTTCTATCAATTCTAAAGCTTTTTCATTTGAAAGTATAAAACTAATATTATCAAAATCCTTTAACACTTTCATTAATGCATCTAAATAATCCTCATATACTTTTTCTACATTTATCTTTTCATTATTCATTATTCTATTCTCCAATCTTAAACTTGATTTTGTTCTGCTTGAACTTGTTGTATCTTAGCTAATCTTTCATTAATAGTATTTTGATATACATTATTAGAAATACTAACTGCATTATTATAATCAATCCCATATCCTATTAATTTCTGAAATCCAGCACCAATAATATCAATATAAGACATACTGTCTTTATAGAAATCACTATTTTTAACATCTTCACTTATTTCTGATTTAGGATTATCTTGTATTTGTATTCTTTTTAATTCCTCATCAACTGCAATTAATCCCATTTGTTCTTCAGAACCTATATATTCTTCTTCCATTTCTTCTACTTGATTTAATTCTTCATTCATATCTATCACCATATTCCTTAAATTATTTTTGTAGCAATATCATATTTAATACAATCTTCTGGACTTAAATACCAATCTTTACCATCTGTCTTTTGTTCAAATAATTCTCTTGGTATACTTGTCTTTTTAACAATTAAATCATCAATTAATGTTTGTAACCTAACTTGTTCCTCATGTCTTATTTTTAATTGAGTAAAATTCCCATAATTTCCTCCAGACAACTGATGAAATAATAAAGTTCCATAACTATTTATTAAACGTTCATCTCCGAATACAAAAATAAAAGCTCCACAACTCATACCTTTACCAGTTAATTCAGTTATTATTTTATACTTATATTCTTGTTGAAATCTTTCTATTTTACTTAATAAAGCCATACAATCATAAATTACCCCACCATATGAATTAATTATTATTCTTATAGGTTGTCTTTCTCCTAATTTAATTCCTTCATTATCATCTTTTTGCTTAATTTTGTCCATATAATACATTAATTTAAACATTGATATTTCATCTACATCATCATTCAAATGTAATTTTCTACGTTTAAGCGCATCTTGAACAATCATTTCATTGTAAATATTATCTATTGGTTGAAACATCTCTCCCATAATAATCACCTTTTAATCCTTTATATTTTATTTAAATATTATATCTCTTATAAACTCTCTTTCACCTTCTGAATAAACATATAGTCTTTGTCCAGCTTTTGACGTATGTCTTCCATCTTTAGCATATGTATCAGTACCAGCAAAACTTCTACCCATAAACAATTCTCTACAATGAATTTCATCTGATTTATTATGATGTAAATGTGCTGTGTGAACTTCAACTGCATCACCAAACATTAGTATTAAATCTTGAACTATTTTTCCAAATTTATCATTATGTCCGTGTGTAGAAAGGATTCTGCATCCATTTATTTCTGTTGAAATAACTCCTTCATCTAAATAGTTTTTCTCTATTAATATTTTATCTGCATATTCACTACTTGCTAATGATAATTCAATTCCCCATGTGATAAAAGTTTCAAAATTATGCATATCATTTGGAGTTTTTTCTTTAATTGATATGCGTCCATGATTACCATTAACAGCACTATAATGAACCTTACTGAATAAACCACAATCAGCAAATGATATCAACATATTTAATATTATTTCTGTTGCAACTTTAACTTGTTCTTCTACTGGTATTTCACTTTCTGCTATAAGACTATCGTGGATTATGCCTGTAATATTATCACCAAGATTGTTTACATATAATTCAGTAATGCCTAGTTCAGAAGATGTTTTAATAATCTCTTTTGTTAATTCTGTTCCCCTTAAATATGCAGTTTCTACATCATATTTATTGAATAAATTGTTTGATTTAATTCCCACATGCATATCTTCTAAATCCAATAATCCACATCTTGTTTTAATGCTAGGTCTTAATTCAACATTATATTTAACAGGATTAATTTCTATTTCGCTTAATTTATCAAATATCTTATCATAAAGATAGTCTTTATTTCTATAAGACTTTAATTCTTGTTTCATTTTATTTATTTCTTCTTCTTGAAGTTTTAAGAAATATTTTTCTTTTCTTCTTTCAATAGTTTCTTCAACTAATGAGTCTATATTATCTTCACATTCTAATTCTTCATCTAAATAAGGAACATCATCATGAACTATATTGAAAGCATACTTGATTAACATAAAATCTCTTCTTGGAATATCCAGTTTTCTACACAATTGAGAAACTCCTATTCCATTTTCATCACAATATATTTTCTTAATTTCTTTTACTTTTTCTTTAGATACTTTTATCTCTCTCTTATTAGATGATATTGTATAGTATTCACCATTCTCAATAACTCTTAATCTTTTTTCTTCTTTAGCATCTAATTTATCAAGTTCCTTCTCATATTTTTCTTTTTCTTTCTTTATTTTATCTAACTCTTTTTCTTGTTCTTTAATTTGTTTATTGCTTTCAACTTCTAATGACTTCTTTTTTATTTCCAATCCTTTTAAACATTCATTATTATCTTTATTTAATACTCTTTCAAGAATTAATTCAT